GGTAAACCAAGGCCCGGCAGCGGCGAAGAAAGCATTGACCGTGCAGAGCGTCATGGACCAAATCTTTATGCCGGACGAGGCCATCCCGCAGCTGAGCCGCAACTATCTTGTGAAGGGCTGGCTTGGCGAGGGTCAAATGTCTGTGATCTACGGCCCATCAAATGTGGGCAAGTCATTCTTTGCGCTTGATCTTGCATGGCACATTGCCTGCGGTGAGGAGTGGAATGGCCACAAGGTTATTGGTGGCTCTGTTTTATACCTCGCAACAGAGGGGGGCATGGCGTTCCACAATCGCGTTGTTGCGCTAAAGAAAAAATACCCAGAGCATAAGAATGTGAAGCTGGCTGTGCGCCCTGCCCCGGTCAACTTGCTTGACGGCGAGGTTGACATGGCCGTGCTTGAGAAGCTGTGCCGTGAGGTGTCGAAGAAACACGGTCAGGTGAAGTGCATATTTGTTGACACGCTCAGCCGCTCAATGGCTGGAGGCAATGAAAACTCGCCAGAAGACATGACAAAGTTTATTGGAAACTGCGATAAGCTGCGCGAGATAACCAGCGCACACTTGGACGTGGTTCACCACTCCGGCAAGGATAAAGCTGCTGGTGCTAGGGGGCATTCGAGCTTACGCGCCGCGACCGACACAGAGATTGAGCTTGATTACGATGAGAACACTGGCCTGCGCACGGCAAAGGCCACGAAACAGCGTGACATGGAAACGGGCGTTATATTCCAGTTTAAGTTGAACGTCATTGAGCTTGGCGTTGATGAAGATGGTGACAGCGTTACGACTTGTACTGTTGTGCAGGCCACTGAGAGCGAGATTGAAGAGGCCAACAAGCCACGCATCAAGGGCAAGAACCAAGTCCTGATCCGCAAGGTATTCACGCAGCTGCGCGGTGAGGGCGTCGGGCAACCAAATCCCGGAGGGGTTGGGTGGCCAGAGCCGAGAACATATTGGGTTATCTCTGAAGAGACGCTGAAAGACCACTTCATCGGCAAGGTGTCCTCAGCCGCAAATCCACGCTCAACATATAAGCAAGCTGTAGACGCGCTTATTGGCGCTGGTCACATGGTTATAAACGATGGCCATGTGTGGTTCACTGACAACGAAGGCAAATGCAAAAATTTATAAGGAGGAAGGTTATGGAAGATTGGATTAACTGCCCTGAGTGCGATGGCGAAGGCGAGGTTGAGCGCGATGTTTGGGTCCGCCAAAGCTCAACTTGGCACGGCGACTTTGGGAGCCACATGGAAGAATGCGAAGTCTGCAACGGCATAGGCCAGATAGACCCCTTGGAGGACTACCAATGAAATACGATCCAGATGCACTTACCCGCCACGTTCTTGATTGCGCACAGCAAGGCATGTCTCAGATTGAGACCGCAGAATTGCTGCGGGTATCGCCGTCAACAATACATCGCATTTGTTCGGCTGCGAACATAAAACTTGAAAGGAAGAAACGTGAATACGGACCAAACTCAGATTATTATAAAAAGGCTGGAGCGGAACAACATCATAATGCTGACGGAGCAGAAGACGGCGATGCGGCCAAACTTGAAGCAGCGGCTGGAAGAGCAGCAAGCGCTAATCGACGTGCTAAAGCGCGAGATGCAAAAGACGCAGCCGAGCGATTAAGGATCAAGCTGGAGGGCGTGACCGATAAGCATGAGCGCTTTGAGATCACATACGGCCACTGCCTGTGGGAGTTTGAAACGCTCATGTATCGCCAGCGCAAACGTGAGGCTCTGCCATCTGGCCCGCGCAGGCCGACCACAATGGCCCCATCTATGATTAAGGCAGCTGAGGCGAGCAAGCAGCACAGCATTGAACAAGGCAAGCGTCTGTTTTCTCTGATCCCGTATGACCAACGCGTGACCGCCGCAGAGGCCGCAGAGCTTCTAGGCGATAGTGTGCCGCGCACGTCAAGCTATCTCAAGAAAATGTGGGAGGCGAACAAGGTTTATCGCGTGCGTGATTTTGTTGAAGTGCCGGGCTATACCAAGCGGCAGTGGCGCTGGGTGTTTAGTAAGCAACCCATTCAGCCGTTGAATAACTGCTTTGAGGATGACGAGTGATGGACGACAAGGAACTTGAGCGCATGATAAACGCAGCAGGTCTGATTGGAGCTGTCTTTGGCTTTGCAAGCGGCGCTGGCTTGATGATGCTGGTGGGTATTATATTCTAGTAATCGTGTGGACAGCACGCTTATTATATGATTTTATATTAAAAGGGGCTTTACTAACCCCGAACTAAGTGAACATGCCCTCGAACCTCGGTTCGGGGGTTTTTATTCTAGCAAACCTACTTGCAAAATATTTTAACTGGTGTATTTGTTAAGCCTCATAACCAGAAAGGAAATAAAATGGGAAAACCTTTAAGAGCCGTCATCGTTATTGATATTGAGGCACAAACCTTCCGGGACGCAAGTGAACTTGACGCGGAGATACAGCAAAAGGCACAAAAGTTTTGTGATGAGCTAGTCGATCCATTAAATACTAGCAGTGATAATTTATGTATTGTGAACCATCAAGCTGGTGTTCTTCTTGCAGAAAGGCGAGGTCCAACTGGATCAATTCACAACATAGTCTTTAGGGGGACAAGAGGGCCAAACTCTATCAAAGAGGCTGACTTGGAGAGCAAACTTAAAAAGAATTTAAACTTAGTTGAATAGTAAGTAATCGTGTGGGTGGCCGTGAATGTTGGCACATTTAGCAGCGTCGAAACCAAAAAACAGTTGCGATGAAAAGCCACCCACTCGAACTTTGTAATCAAAGCCGCACGAGGCTACAAGCGATTATTTGAAGCTGTCGAATGTTTTTTGCATTGACCGCTCTTCATCTATAAATTCCTCTGGCGAAATGTATGTTGTCACCGAGGTCAGCTCGTCTCCCCGGCGGAAAATCACAGCGCCTAAATCAATGGATACAAACGCAAACACGTCTGACACCCCTACGTTCTTTTTGGGCGTGTGGAATGCGTAACTGTTGGTGGTCTTGTGCGTCTTGCTGGCCGTCTTCACTTGCAGCGTGAGCGTCTGTGTATCCGTCTCAACATAAGCATCGTGATCTTTGATCTGGCAGAGCGTGCAGATGTATCCAGCCAACGATAAGTAGGCGAGGGCCAAATGCTCTCCGGCCCTACCTACCGCCGCGCTGGCTTTTTGATCTTGCTTGGCCACTTAGCTAACTTAGCTAAACTAAGCCATGAGCCAAGTGTGGATTTTCTTGCTCTGGTTGCTTCGATCATCCAGACCGTGATAGCCGCCGTTCACCCTGCGCGTGATGCGCTTGATGGCGTCATCCGTTACGCCCTCGTCGGCAATGTCAAACAATCCATTCTTGTTGAAAAACCACAGCGCAGTCTCAAAGGCATATTCGTCAGCCACCAAGTCTGGGTCAGTCATAACCTTCGGCACGCCCATGTCAGACGCAAACGCCCGATAATTATTACGCCCTGTAAGCTGCAAGAAACCCCGGCCAATGTACAGGCTGGCTTGTGCCTCATTCTCGTTCCCCATGCGGCCAGCGTAGACCTTGCCAGCAAGCCCATTCGGGTTCTTGGCATACGGCTCAGCATCGGCAACAGTTGGGAAGCGCGAGGGCCAGACAGCTTGGATGCGTTCCGGCGTGCTGTAATACAGGCTCTCACGGGTGCGCTTGAAGCCACCACTTTCGTGCGATGCCTGACCCATCAAGTGAGCGCCACGCGCCGGGGACAGGTTGAAGTGCTTTGCGATTGCTCGCGCTGTATTTGGGCCAAACTCACCATCGGCTGTTGCGCCGATTTTAGCTTGGAGCGTTGCCATTGCCTTGCTCATTTTTTAGCCTTCTTCGCTGTTGTCTTTTTCTTGGGCTTTTGGCCCTTGGCCACGGCAAGGTTGCTCCAAGCGTTTGGATACTTAACGCCCCTTTTAGCAGACATTGCTTTGGCCTTAGCCTTTTGTGCAGGTGTGAGCTTTGCCATATCATCAAGTCCTCTTCGATTTAGTGCCGCTGCACTTCCAGCGCTTGCGTGAAAGATTTAGCGGGCTGTTTGGATCAGCCGCAGCCTTGGGAAACTTTTTCTTCTGCGCGGCAGAGCGTGCGCAATATGCGTCGCCCTTCGACGTTCCGGGCTTGACCCGTGGCCCGCCACCCTTCGCCTTACCCGCCTGACCGTAGCTGACCTTCTTGCCGGACGCCGTGACCTTGACGCGGGCTTTGCCTTTTGCTGGTGTCGCCATTACTTGCCGCCTTTTATTTCAATGTGGTCTCGACCGATATACTTCAAGTCATTCTCGATCAGCGCAACCCTCTGTTTGATCTTGTTGATCTCACCAATGGCCATTGTCATTGACGCAAGCTCGTCCCACAACTCATCAATGTCGCTGAAAGCATACTCCAATTCCATGGCGTTGTCTTGCACATCACGCTTGAGGTTTATGTTGTCCTCAATGGCCATGCGCGAGCCGATTTGACCGACAGTCTCTTCTAGGCTGGCAATCGTGGCCGCCTGCTGGCTAACCCACCAGACACCGCCAGCAAGCTGAACGGCCATTGCCGCAACGAGGGCGAGAGGTAGCTTGACGTTTTCCATTACCTCTTCAGCCCCTTCACTGTGCGTATGCCAAAGCTCGCCGCAATCGAAGCGTACATTGCCCACTGAAACCACTGCGGCGCAGCGTCCAGATTAGCAAAACCCTGCGCCATGTAAGGCTGTATGCCCGGTATGAAGCTGCCAAGAACGATGGCTATGAATGCCACGGTCCACGCCTCATCTTTCCACGAATTATTGCTGGCCTCTATAGCAGCTTGCTCCCAGCTGATCTCGCCAGTGGCGA